ATCTCATCTTCAGATAAATCAGTATCAGGAGTATTTCTCATAGTTATTGCACCACTAGGGGTCAAAGTAGATGGTGGTTTACCAGGGGGATTTTCATCGGCATCAGGCATAGACTCCTTTATAGATTGTGAGAAAGACTTATCATCAGAAACTGGCTCATCATCAGACATGGGTTCAGCATTAGACATGGGCTCAGCATTAGACATGGGCTCATCATCAGACATGGGCTCAGCATTAGACATGGGCTCATCATCAGACATGGGCTCATCATCAGACATGGTGTCAGCGTTAGATTTATTATCTGAAACAGGTGAACTCGTAGACTGATCCATAGATTTATTCATAGACTGATCCATAGAATTATTCATAGACTGATCCATAGAATTATTCATAGATGATCCACTATTACTCATTTCACTACTCATTTCACTACTCATTTCACTATTCATTGAAGACATTTATAATATACCATAGATTTTTTAAATTATACTTAGAATGAATCTTTTGATATTTTAAGTATATCTATAGCTTTATCAAGTTGTCCTTTAACACTAGATACTCCTAAATTATTAGATTTATCTTTATTTTCATCTTCACAACTATACAAATAAAGAACTATAAATCCTGTAATTATAAAAGAAGTTATTATATCTCGTGTTGCCATAAATATAACAGAGAATATAACTATTCTTCTAAAGTATGGATTATTAATAAACTTTCTTTGATTATCATTAAGTTCTTCAATAATAAAACGAGAACCTATATTAACCATAATCATCATTAATCCTATAAAATACTTATTTTCATTTAACATATCACTAGTATTTTGAATATCTTCTAAGAAGAACATTTAATATATATATATTCTTTTTAGATAAATATTTTCTAAACTTAATATAACTATGTATGATAATTATTGTACTTTAGAAGAAGCATGGGGGAAAGACTTTAAAAAGGATGATAAAAAGAAAAAGAAAAGAGAAAGAGAATCTCAAAAGTTCACACATCCGTTACTTAATGATACAGTTGATGATCAGATATTAATAGCACCTCCTCACGAATGGGCGAGAGAAAATCCTCAAGAACAAAGAAAAAAGATAGAATCTTCAAAACCTATCATTTCAGATTTAATGAGTACAAATGAATTAAGACCCTATCAGAATGTAAGAGCTCAAAGAAACTTTCATTATCCTGAATCAAATCTATCTGATATTGTAAATATTACACGTAAAGAATATGAAAACTTAAAGGAAATGGCTAATAAATATGTTTCTGATGCGAGTTCAACTGTAACAAATATAGGATCAACTATTATTCCAAGAACAAGTGAATCAGAACAATTTAATACATTACTTCTTTATATTTTTACAGGTATCTTTTTATTAATCTCTCATGATATGATGTTTCAACTTGGTAAGAAAGCATATTAATATATATTAATATATAGATGTGCTTTAGTTTTGAAGTTAGTTTAGGAACATTTCTTTTTTCGTGGAGTGTATCTATTTATCTTTTAAGAAAAAATCTTACAAAATATCAAAGACAGAATGTAATATTCTTAATGATTTTTTCTTTAATGCAAATACCCGACGCAATATTATGGTATAATAAAATAAAAAAGAATAAGATAAATCTTTATACAACATCATATTTAATACCTTTCTTATTATCACTACAATTAATATACAATAATTTCATAAGATTAGAAAGTAATGAGAAATTAGATACAATTGTTAGATTGTTATCACTTTACGCAGTATACCGAATATTTATTAGATACAGGGGATACTCTATCTCCTCTTGTGATAGTTATTTTAGTAGTCCTATATGGAGTGGTAAAGAGTTAGAATGGTATATTTTATTAATATTCAGTTTATTAATAACTTATCCTCATTATGATAGAGCAATAGTAGGATTATTACTTTTAATAATTTTACAATCTATTACTAATAGTGGATATGGTTCAATGTGGTGCGCGATAGCCAATTCTGTAGCAGTATATTATCTTTATAAATATTAGAATAGGTTATTAAATTAAATGATTATTAAATGACTATTAAATGACTATTAAAAGACTATTAAATGACTATTTAACTAAAGATTTAATGTCCTAGCTTTATCTTGCATAGCTAATAATGTTGCATCATCATAAACACCGTTATTAAAAGTACCAGTGGGTTTGTAATCTTCAATGGGCCTATAATCATTCTTAGTTTTACTAGATACTACTTTAGGGGCAGCTTGTATTTTCTTTTTAATTTCCCATGTTATGAATAACCAGTTAGGATCAATATATGTTAATTTAAATCCATTTCTCTCTAAATGATATATTATAAAACTTCTTAACTCTACTACATCATAAAGAGGAGTACCGAATATAAACTCAGGTATAAGAAAAAAACAATACATTCGATCTAATTTTGAGTTAAACTTTATTTTTTTATGACATTCATTTAATACTTTAAGATATATAGCATTTCTTTTTTTTATTTTTTTTAAATGATCATTCTCTAATTCATTCATATCAATCTGAGTATTCATATTTGTTTGCGTATTCATAATACTTAATAAATATTTTATATTTTAGAGAAACTTTATACTCAGCATGAAACCAGATACACTTGTTATAAGTGGTGCGAGCACTAAAGTTTTATCTTTTGTAGGGATATTTAGAGCTCTTTATGAGAAGAATATACTTAAAGAAAATCTTGAAGGTATAAAAGAAATTCACACATTATCTATAGGAACATTCTACGCACTATGTTTATTATTAAGATTCAGTGAAAGGGTTATTTATGAATGTTTAATAAAGTGTGATTTTAGCGAATGTTTAAATACTGATGATATAAACTTAAATGATATTACTACATCATTAGGATTAATTAGTCATGAGAAATATTTTAATAAATTAATGAGAAATATTTTAAGGATTAAGTTTCAAAAAGATGATATAACACTTAAAGAATTATATGATTATAATCCGATTGAATTATATGTTAAATGTGTAAACGTTTCAAAACAATGTTCTATTCATTTTAACTATAAAACACATCCGGATATGTCTGTAACTAAATTACTTTTAATGACAACAACTCTTCCTATATTTTTTAGACCACAGAAATATAAAGATGAATACTATGTTGATGGTGGATTATCTGGAAATCTACCTGTAGAAAAAATAAAATCTAAAAATGTTCTTTGTATTCATATAAAAAGATGTATGAAAAATATTGATGAAGAAGCTATACCATTATTGGGATTTTTACAAAATATGTGTTCTGTTTCATCATTATCATACAATAAATATAAAAAATCTACTATAAACATTGTAATAGATTTGTCAACTTATGATTTTAATATTGACAAAAATAAAAAAAATAAAATTATAAAAATGGGATATGAACAAACATTAAAGAGACTAAATGATAAAAACTTTAATTATAATCCTAAGCATTAGTTTCTTCAGATTCTTCAACTTCCATTACTCTTGGTTTGGGAGAAAAATGAACCTTCTTACCCAAACACAAATCAAAATATGTTGTTGATGAATGAGCCTCCATTGTGTAATGACCGTTAGCATACATGAACTTCATGATAGAGTTTGTTTTCTTCAATCCTTTTTGCTTATTATTAATTTCACTAATCTTAGCTTTGTTTTCACATTCTTTTTCAGGATTATTTTTAATTTCTTCTTTTAATTTAAGGATTTCATTATCAAGTTGACGATATACTGAACCTATCTTATTATTTTCCTTATCACACTCAGTTCTGTATATCTCATCCTTCATAGATATACGTAATTCTTCTCTCTTAATTTTTCGTTTTGAACGATTATTCTTTACAAGTTCACGATTATCAAGGATAAGATCATATTTTGATGGTTCTTTTTCTTTCTTAAGTTTATTTACACGCTTCCATTGATCAAGCTTTACTTTGCGTTTCAATTGTGATGGTGTAGGTTCTGTTATCTCATTTACAACTTCATCAACAACTTCATCCAAGAGTTGAAGCTTATCCTTAGGAATATATACAGAAATATTGTCAAATCTTACAAGTGGAGTTCTCCGAGAGTTAAACTTTCCCTTTACAATAACTCCCTCACTATTTTCTTTAAGATTACGTGTTCTTTTTCCTGAATAAAGAACTTTTTGTCCCAAATGTAAATTATTCTTTCCGACCATATTTATATATTACTACTATAGTATGTTGATATCTTTTTATGTATATTTTAATAATTTTTTTATATTATATATATTATAATGAAGAGAAAAAATAGTACTATTAGTAATGGAAGAAAAACTAAGAAAAAAAAGACAAGGAGAAGGATTGTTATCTCTAAACAACGAGGAGGGGCACCTATTGATGTAGATGTCAATAGTCCACCAGATGTAAAAAACTCTAATTTTAATAATTTAGGGAGCTCTATTTTAGCAATTATCTCTTCAATAGTTCGCTTACCAGGAAAAATTATAAGAAATATCTTTTATAAGTTTTTGGATTTCTTAGAGTTCGCTTTATGTGGTAATCTATATGATGATTTGATGACTGCGGGGCCTATAAGAATGATAATATTTATGCTTGGTTGTATTATACTAAAACTAGGATTAATAGCTATTATAGTTTTTCTAATATCTAGTATTTCTGGATGGGCATTAAGTTCATTCGGAATTAGTGTGCCTTTATTAAAAACGACTAGTGCGACAATGTTAAAATACGGTAGTTTTTCAGGTAGTTTTATCTACGATAAACTTGGACTCTTTTTCAAATGGTTTATTAGTAGCGCATTACCTGGCTTTTGGAAGTTTGGTGCTGCTAGTATTAAATGGATAGGGGGAGCATTTAAGACAATCAGTCAACTAGGAATATGGGGTTCTTTATGGTATAATTTTGTACACTATGTTTTATTATTAGCTAAAAGTGTAGGGGGTTTTATGGGTGTTTCAACTGTAATTTATCTTATAGATAAGATACCAGGCATTAATTTAATTACTCGAACCTTATGGTTAATATCTATAGGATTGATGTGGCCTGGTGGAAAATTATTAGAATGGGCAAAAGATACTCCATGGTTTATAAATTTTCCCCTTAAACTATCTGGTGGATTACTCTTAGTCATACCAACTATAATAGGTGGCTGGCTCACTACAATAATTACTTCCGGAAAACAGTCTTTTTCTCTAGGTGGAGGAGAGAAAAGTAATTTTTCTGATAAAGATATGAAATATGGAATTAATTGTGGTATCTTTAGTGTTTTACTTAATCTTTATAGTGTCATACAAAAAAATAATGAAAGAATAATGAACGCGAATGATATAAAAGATATCATAAAAAAATCTGAAACAAGTAAGAAAATATCGGGGGGAGGTGGATATAAAGGTATTACAGGAATAAATAATCAAGATGATCTTATAGAAAGACTAACAAAATTATTAGATTATGATTGTAATAAAGATAATCTATCTAAACTAGTTAACAATATGAAAGAGAAAATTAGAATCTTTTTAAAAGAACACAATAAGGAGAAAACGGGTGGATATAGTATAAAAAGAACAAGGAGAAAGAATAAAAGAAGAAATAATATGAAAAGAACTAAAAAGAAAGGTGGTGGAAAAAAAATAAGGAGTATAATGAGATTTGCTAGTAGAAAAAGTAAAAAATTAAGAAAATTATTTAGTAGCTGTGAAAATTTTCAGGAGGAATATTCTGATATTTATATGCAATACGAACTTTTAAAACAAAAAGGAAAGATAGATAGAGATGACTTAAAAAGTTTTGAAAGTTTATTTAATGAACTGAATGTGATAAATAAAAGTTTGATATTAGAATTAAAATATTCTGATA